GTGCAAGTGAAGCATGGGTGTATGATACTGCAAAACGTAAATTGCATCACTATGTTGCTGATGAATATAGTAAGGCATTCACGGTTAAAGGTAGTACGTTGATTGGTTTTGATACAGTACAGAGTGAGGTTAAAACATTACGTAAACCCGGCGAACAAATTAAAGAAGTTATGGGAAGTAAGCCCGCGGCACGTAAGTATTTTAAAGACATTAAAGCAGTCGCTACAACACCGAACGGTCGCTTTAATGAAAACATGATTATTTTAAAGGCATTTTAATATGAATATGATTCAAAAATTTCTATTATGGTTTAGCGAAAATCGCAAACCAATCGGGTGGGCATTAGTAGTATTTTCAATACTATCAGCACTAGTGAGTGTTGTAAATGAAAACTATGGTAATGCATTATTAAATCTTGCTGTTGCGTTTTTGATTTTAACTGATAGGACCATGCAACAATGAGCAACATTGATTTAAATAAGTATAAACAATTTGTAGAAGCTGTTACGAGCGAACCTAGTAATGATTTGACTACATTCATGGATAGGTGTGATGTACTTGATAGTAATTATCTAGGTGATGATGTACATGGGCCTGATGTTAATATCCCATTATTAATTACAGCATGTCTTGGATTGGCGGCTGAATGTGGTGAGTTTATTGAAGTGCCCAAAAAAATTATTTTTCAAGGTAAGCCACTTACTGAAGAAAATCATTTTCATATGAAGCGTGAGTTGGGTGACATTATGTGGTATTGGATTAATGCTTGTCGTGCATTGAATCTTGATCCAAATGATGTGATTGATGAAAATGTACGTAAACTAGAAAGCCGCTATCCCGGAGGTAGTTTTGACGCACATTATAGTGAGAATCGCAAAGCCGGAGATTTGTGATAGACTGTATTACCTGATAAATACTACTATTAGGTAACACATATGTCAACATACCCAACAGCTAATCCGCTCTCTACTCCATCAGGTCTAACACTAGACCAATTAAAAGAGGGCCTTTTCAATAATCTAGCATTTCGTTTAGGCAGCGGTATTATTGATATTGAGTTAGACCCTCAACATTATGAAGCTGCCTATAATTATGCAATTAAAGTATATCGTCAAAGAGCACAAAATGCTACTGCCGAATCATATACTTTGATGACAATTGAAAAGAACATCGACACATATACATTGCCACAAGAGTTTATTAATGTAAGATGTTTATATCGCAGAACAGTTGGTTTAGAAACAGGCCCCGGATCTAGTTCATTCGACCCATTCAGTAGTGCTATTCTAAATACATATCTATTAAACTACAACGTTGCCGGTGGTTTAGCAACATATGATTTCTATGCAGGTTATGTTGAATTAGCCGCACGTATGTTCGGTGGTTACGTTACCTATACATTCGATCCAGTTACAAAGGCATTACGTATTGTACGTGATCCAAAGGGAACAGGAGAACGTATATTAATTTGGGCTGACGTACAACGCACAGAAGAAGTATTGTTACAGGATCCTGGTTCTGGTGTTTGGATTGGTGACTTTATATTAGCCAATCTTAAATTGATTATCGGTGAAGCACGTGAAAAGTTTGGAACTATTGCAGGACCCGGTGGTGGTAGCACATTAAATGGTACAGCGATGAAAGCTGAGGGTAAAGCGGCAATGGAACAACTTATTGATGAGTTAAAACGTTATGTGGATTACAGTCAACCACTAACTTGGGTACAAGGGTAAAATAATCTCTTTACTTTATCTGACTCCTGTAGTATAATAAGTACTACAGGAGTTTTTTATGATAATTGGAGTAACAGGATTAATCGGTAGTGGCAAAGATACTATTGCTGACTATCTTTGCACATTTCATGGGTTCAAGCGTGTTAGTTTTGCGGCAAGTCTTAAAGATGCAGTAGCCAGTGTATTTGGTTGGGAAAGAGAATTACTAGAAGGTTCAACTAAGTCTAGCCGTGAATGGCGAGAAAAGCGAGATGAGTGGTGGAGTGAACGACTAGGAATAGACATAACACCTAGATGGGTATTACAATATTGGGGTACGGAAGTATGCCGCAATGGATTTCATAAAGACATTTGGGTTGCTAGTGTAGAGAATAAACTACGCCAGACTAGTGATAACATTGTCATTACCGACTGTCGTTTTGCTAACGAAGTTAATTCTATCAAAAATGTAGGTGGAATCACAATGCGTGTTAATCGGGGTGAGCGACCAGTCTGGTATAGTGCCGCCGTTGACTATAACAACGAACCCGAACATAGTGAACAACATCAAAAAGCTATGGTTGAATTAGCAAACTACACAGTTCATGCTAGTGAGTACAGTAGCATTGGGTTATTATATGACCATTATATTGATAACAACGGGTCAATTGATGAGTTACATAAACAAGTCAACTCAGTAGTCAACTTGTAAATCACCGCGTTTCCAGTTAACTTCTTTCTTTTTAACAACCTCAACACAGTTTAAACAAATACTACGCAAATTAGATTGAGCAATATTCTCTAAATTACCGTCAATATGAAAGACTGTAATTTGTGAGGGGAACATACTTTTAAAACCACATAAATCACATATAGTTTTTTTCTTATATCCGCCTTTAGTCCAGTTAGCTTTTCTAGGCTTTTCTTTGTTTTTCTTACGACCGCACTCATCGCAGGTACTACGATAGTGAGTGACACCCGCACGGTTGTAGTTGATAGCTTTGTAATTTTTATTACATAGAGAACAAATAGGTCTTAATAGTGCCATAAAGTATTTAGTAAGAACCTTCGAAGGCATGCTAAATTGGCTTTTTTATATGTATTCGATAAATAATAGTATGCGAACAGGCCGTAAGCCTCAAAATTTTACTTAAAGGAAAAAATAAAATGGCATTAACATCTCCAGGCGTAGAAGTAACGATTATTGACCAAAGTCAATATCTTCCAGCCCCAACAAACTCAGTTCCTCTAGTTGTTTTAGCAACAGCACAAAATAAAGCAGACGGTTCAGGTGTTGCTGTAGCCCCGGCTACAACAGCCGCAAATGCAGGTAAACTATATCAAGTAACAAGTCAAAGAGATTTGGTCAGCTTGTATGGTACTCCGTTCTTCTATACAACTACGAATGGTACACCAATTCAAGGTTATGAACTAAACGAATATGGTCTATTGGCTGCTTACAGTCTATTAGGTGCTACGAATCGTTGTTATGTTCTACGTGCTGACATTGATTTAGCTAGTTTAGTTGGTCAAACAAGCCGCCCAACAGGTGCTCCAGCTAATGGTACATATTGGTTAGATACAACAACAAGTACTTGGGGAATTTATGAATTCAACGCATCTACTGGTCAATTTGAATTACAAGTACCTATTGTTATTAGTGAGACTACTAGTTTAAGCGGTGGTGTTCCGTTAAACAGTATTGGTAATATTGGACAATACGCTATCAATGCTATTGCTCCAACAACAACTAACCCAAATGACGCAAGTACATATTTCTATAAAACGTCGGATAATGTATGGGTAACGTTAGGTTCTGCGGCATGGGCTAATGATGTACCTACAGTTCAAGGAGCAGACTCAAGTACTTCAGCTAGTAATCCATTAACTCCAGGTGATGCATTTACTATTTCTTTAAATGGAAATTCGTTCTTGCGAGCAACTATTACAGTTCCTAGTTCACCAAATAACAATGCTGCCGGTATTGCAACTTTAATTAATAATTTAGGTTGGACATATTTAAGCGCGGTAGCAACTAGTTCAAATAAATTAGAAATTTATTCATCACAACCAATTACTGGCGAAACGACATCATTGGGACTAGCTCAAACCGTTGGATCAGTACTTGACGATTTGGGAATTACTACTTCAGCTGGAACAGTAACAGGTGGTGTTTTCTATCAACCGGCATTATTATTTGGTACAGCATCTCAGATGCCATTATGGCAAGCAAGTCAAACTTATCCTCGCCCAACCGGCTCTGTTTGGGTAAAAGTTGGAACTTCTGGTAATGGCTTAGCTCCGGTTATATCTAAATATAGTACAACCACAGCAAGTTTCTCTGCACAAACCGTAACATCAAGCACATCTGATTGGGCAGTAACTGCTACATTAGATTCAACCGGTGGTCAGGCAATCCCTGCAGGAACAATATATGCACAATATTCATTTGACGGACCTGGATCTTACACTGGATTTACTAATTATTCTTATTTCAATGAAGGACCAATTTTCTTATTTGAAAAAGCTACGACGGGTGCAACTGTTGCAACAGGAACAGAAACTAATTGGACCTTAGCTGGTATACCTAGTGGATCTGCTGATATATTTGT